CGCGCATCGGTGTCGCTGCAAAGAACGACAACATTCTTTACCAGTCTTGCCATATCCTCCATAAACAAGGAAAGTATTACATCGTCCACTTCAAGGAACTCTTTGAATTAGACGGTAAGCCATCCAACATGTCAGACAATGATGTTCAGCGTCGTAATACGATTGCGAATCTAATGGCTGAATGGGGTTTAGTGAAACTTGTTAATGCAGATAAGACAAAGGATAACGTCGCACCATTAAGCCAGATCAAGATTCTTCCATTCAAAGAGAAGAATGAGTGGCAATTGGTTTCCAAATATACAATCGGGAAGAAAAAGAAGGAAGGTTAATTTATGCTAACTGTGAATGTGTATCGACTTCGTGATGATCTTGAACTTCCAACATACGGCACGACTCTCGCAAATTGTTTTGATTTGTCATTTCAGCCAACTGACACACATGTCACTGGTTACGACAAGTACAACAATCCAATCAGTCAATTAATCAATAACTTCAAGGAGATCTCGATCTATCCTGGTGATAGATTGCTTATTCCTACTGGATTAATCTTTAAGATCGAAAAACGATTTACAATAGAAAATTTTGCGGATATCTATAGCGCATCATCACCATCACTTCAAAACTATAGCATCCGTCTTCATCCGCGTTCAGGTTTGTCGCTGAAGCGTGGTTTGGTGTTAGCAAACTCTGAAGGCATCGTTGATGTTGACTATCAACAGCAAGTGTTTGTTCTTCTAACAAACATCTCTTCTATTGGTCAGACTATTAAGGCTGGCGAGCGAATCGCACAGGCTGAAGTTACTTGCAATGAACAAGTTGAATTTGTTGTTCTTGCAAATGCACCAGAAAAACATTCAGAGCGTAATGGTGGATTTGGTTCAACTGGTGTATAAATTATGATTCGTGATGAATTGTCATGGGATGAGTTGTTCATCCTTCAGGCTGCTTTGATCTCACAAAAAAGCAAAGACCCATCAACCAAAGTCGGCTGTGTGATTGTCAATGATGACAATGTTATACTCAGCACAGGCTTCAATGGTTTCCCGAGAGGCATTGAAGAAGATTGGGCTGATCGTTGGAAGCGCCCAGAAAAATATCACTGGGTTGAACATGCTGAACGCAATGCAATCTTCAACGCCGCACGTGTTGGTGTTTCACTCAACAACTCTCGTGCTTATCTAAACTTTGAACCGAAGCCATGCGCCGAATGCACACGCGCATTGATTCAAGCAGGTATCAAGGAAGTCATCGGTCCGAATCGACCATTCACAGGTAAGGGTGCTGGCAAGCATTACTCGATCGATCACGCCGAAGTAATGTTGCGCGAGGCAGGAGTCCGTGTGCGCCGATTTGACCTTCCCCCCGAGTTATTACCGCCTCTATAATAGGACCGCTGCAATAGGATTGCAGGAGGTCTGGTGAGACTTGCGCAAGTCATTGATTCTATTAGAGTTTTTTTCCTTTACAATTTTAGGGAAATAAGCGATAATATATGTATGAAATGTGAAAACACTGTGAAGATTGGTGACGTCGTCAAGAGTCTTGACTTCGTTGGTATCAACGACTGCTTTTATGTCGGTCTCGTGACCGAAATCCTCAACGACGGTCGATTCCGCGCCAAGGCAATCAAGCGTGTGTGGAAGGGCGAGGCTGATAAGCGTCCTCTTGCTGACGAGTTCTTCGCTCCGCTTCCTGGTCATGATTTCTTCGACGACATGGCTGAATGGAAGAATGCTGCTCCTCGCATCCAGGTGGTTGCCTAGTAAGAACATATGAAAATGACTAAAATTGTATACAATGCTTGTTATGGTGGGTTTGGTCTGTCGAATAGGGCTGTGAGGCGTTATTGTGAGATCAAAGGTATCGCTGAAGAAACTATCTATCACCGAGATATCGAACGAACTGACCCTGTGTTGGTGCAGGTCGTGGAGGAACTCGGGGATAAGGCTAACGGTGATTGTGCGGAGTTGCGTATTGCAGAATTGTCTGCTGGCACTCTATATCGCATCGATGAGTATGATGGACTAGAGCAAGTGTGTACGCAGGATGATTATGCATGGAGTGTAGCGTAATATGAAAAAGCAAACTGAAACTCTGTTGAGTGAGGCGATTGACCTTGTGAATGGTGCCGATCATGTTCTTGCGAACACTCTTTCGCAACTTGATTTGAGCGCCAAGAACTGTTACGATCTTGCTGAGAAACTTGAACGCGCTCGCAACCTTCTTTTGGTTGTCGGCGATCGCAAGTATCAGGCTGAGTTGAATCAAGTTCCTATGTCTACCGAAGGAGTACCGTTCTAATGGCTCGTGTTAAAGATCTGTTTCATGACATCATCGAGATGTATTTCTATGATGGCATGAAGGAGGCTGAGATCGCAACGTCTCTTGGTATCTCATTGCTACAGGTTCATGAGGCAATCGGATTCTATGAGCAAACAAACGAGAGGTTGGTGACAGACGCTGATGAGGTTGTTTCTTACGATGACCTTATGCATGATCCCATTGAAGGTAAATACAACTCGGAGCAATGATATGATTGACATGTCTAAGATTGTTGAACATGCACGCGCTCTTGAGGAGATGGGTTGCTCCGTTGTTGTCTTCACCCCAGAAGAGTTGCGCGGCGCAAACCCTCATCATGTTGCATCTCGTTTGATTGAATTGGGATGGGAAGTGATTGATGATATCGCTGGTCCCGAGAACGAGATTGAAGAAGATTGGAACTGGGGCATCAAGTGATTGATCCGCACTGGTTCCATGTTTTTTTCTATCTTTGTGGATTAATTTCAGGTATAATAATTTGTGTTCCCGCCAAACGAAAGGGTAAATATTATCATGACTAATGTATATCGTCATTCTGTTCTTGCTCCAAAAGAGCGAGTGCAATTTGACCCTCGCAATCGCAAACATATGGTTGATTTTGCGAGGTTTGTCAAGTATAATACTTGGAAGGATGGATGTTCTTATTTCTTGGAAGATCCGTTTACAGATATTCCGACAATGATTCGTTGCAAAATTGCTGATTACACTTTGTCTAAACTTGTGGAGAAAGTCTAATGGATGTTGTATTGCTTTCGTTGACAGTCATTCTTCTTTCGTTGACTTCAGTATCAGTGCTTGTCGTGTCTTATCACCTTATGCAGATTCGGAAAAATCTCCAAGATGCTATGAAGATTTGCGAAGATGCAGTCCGTTCTCTGCGTAGTGGAGGTCCGTGATGTCTAATGGCAACTTCGAAGTGCTGCCTCGTGGCACAACTACAGAACTGCAGTTTTTGCGACAACTAGCCAAGGATATCGTTGAATGTTATCCCAAGCATGGCACACACTTTACCATTGAGGAAGTGAAGCGTCTTGCGGCAAGGGTTGAGGGATTTTATAATGCTCATGTAGAGAAGTATCCTGTATGATGATTTATTGCGCTGCTCGATTCAAACCGAAGAAGAAGCGTAAGTCAAAGGGTGTAGTTGCGACCAAGTATCGCAAGTCGACAGCCATTCTTGGTTATGAGAAACTGCCGAGTCTCTCTTATGGTCCGCGAGTTGGTGCTGGTGATGCTCGCAGCATTCAGTCGCTGAAGTCTGATAAGATCTTCACTGAGAAGAAAGAAAGTCTGATGTACACTGGCACTTTGGTGAAGGGTATTGCTACAATGCATAAGAGCAACGCTGTTCCAGTGATTGACGAGGAGCAGATGAAAGACATTTCCCGTATGAGGAGAGGTTGACATTGAAAGTTTCAATCGGAAAATACCCTAAGAAAGACGGTAAACAGAAAGTCTCTGTTCGCATTGATCCATGGGACACATGGAACATGGACGCAACTCTTGCGCTCATCATCCATCCCATGCTCAAGCAGTTGAAGAAAACAACTCATGGCGCACCGTATGTTGATGATGAGGATGTTCCTGAGCATCTTCGCACTTCTGCAGCCAAGCCAAAGAAGAATGATTGGGATGTTGACAGCAACCACTTCAAGCGTTGGGACTGGGTGCTCAGCGAGATGATTTGGGCATTTGGCGAAGAAGTCAAAGACAAAGAACCCAATTTCTGGATTGAGAAACCCAAGTGGAACAAAGACGGCATGGTAAAGGGTGGCAACCTAGACAAAGAGAAGAGGGATAAATACCTCGGAAGGAAGAAGAACGCATTCCGCCTTTTTGGAAAATATTATGAGAATCTTTGGGATTAAAAATGATAAACAATCTGGACTACTGTTCTTTACAAGAACAGTTTAAAAGATCCGAACCATTCCATCATGTAGTTATTGACAATTTTTTCGATGATAAGACTGCCGCTGAGATAGCGAGCAGTTTTCCAGCACACAATGATTCTGTGTGGACTGTTTCTTATGACAATGCTGTAGAAAAGAAGAAAGCCTGTTCGCACTGGGATAAATTTCCTGCGCCGATTTACTCATCATTGTTCTTTCTTTGTAGTCATAAGTTTGCTGGTGTTCTAAGTCACATTACACAAAACTCAAACATCATCCCAGACTACGGTCTTCATGGCGGTGGAATGCATTCTCATAGCCGAGATGGCAAACTAAACATCCATAAAGATTATTCGCTACATCCTAAAATGCCATTGATGCGAAACTATAATCTTATCATGTACATGACACCAGACTGGAATCCTGAGTGGGGTGGTGGTCTAGAATTTTGGAGTCATGATGAAGAAACGCAGCAACCTAAAGAATGCATCACTAAAATTGAGAATAAGTTTAATCGCGCTGTGTTATTCGACACCACGCAAAACTCTTGGCATGGTTTACCCGAAGAATTAACATGCCCAGAAAACATAGCGCGAAGAAGTCTGGCTACATACTATTTGAATCCCATAAATAGTAAAGCGGAATCAAGAAAGCGTGCATTATATGCTCCCTATGGAGATCAAAAAAACGATCCAAGTGTTCTACAATTTTGTAAAGAGAGAAGTTTATGAAAGTATCTGTTATTACCGCAACAACTGGCGGCGTCAGACTTGCTGATTGCATTGATTCTGTACGCAATCAAACCTATAAAAACATTGAACATTATGTTATTGTTGATGGTTCTGATAGATGGGAACAAACCTCTGAAATTCTCAATGCGATGGAATTTCCTAACGGCAATAATGAGTTCGTCATTGTTCTGCCGCACGCAACTGGACTAAATCGATTCAATGGTCACCGTATCTATGGTGGCTTTAGTTTCCTGACCAACGGTGACTATATTGCATGGCTAGATGATGATAATGAGTTTACGCCAAATCATATCGAAAGCCTTGTTAAGATTACACAAGAAAAACAACTAGACTGGGCATATTCGCTGCGCCAGATTGTTGATAGCAAGGGCGAGTTTATCTGCAACGACGATTGCGAAAACTTGGGTAAATACAAGTCCGTTCTTAACGACCACTTTGTCGATGTGAGTTGTTTCTTTGTTCGTCGTGAACTTGCGGTGAACATTGCTCCGATCTGGCACCGTCAGGCGCGACCACCCAATGGCATGATGGAAGTTGACCGTGCATTGACTGCTGTTCTGATGCATGAACAGAATAAGTTAAAGTTTGACTCCAACAACGATTATACGGTAAAATATAGAGTAGGAAGCACAGGAATATCTGTGCAGGCTGACTTCTTTATCAACGGTAACGCTGAGATGCTCAAGCGTTATGCTGGAAAACTTCCCTGGAAACAATAATGCGTTTTGTAATTTGTCATGTTCGTAATGAGGAATATCTTTTAAATTGGTGGCTTCAGCACCATAAAGATAAGTTTGACCACGGGGTTATCGTAGACTATCATTCTACTGATGGTTCTATGGATCTTGTTAGAAAGATTACACCCAAGTGGCAAATCATAAAATCGGTAAACAAAGATTTCAACGCAATCACCTGCGATAATGAGATCATGAATATCGAACGCAGCATTCAACAACAGTATCCGTATGCTTGGATGATTACTCTAAATGTCACCGAGTTTCTTATTGGTAATACTCGCAGATTATTGCATGCCTTCAAGTCACAGAAACCTGTTCGCATGCAAAAACTTATTCCATGCGATGTGATGATTGACACAGAACAGCAAAAGTTTACCGAACCAGATCCTAGTGTATCTCTTGTAACACAAAGAACATTTGGTATGCCTTGCGATTATAGCGAAGATACTGTTTATAATGCATATGCTGGTGCTAGAGATTTTCAAGCAATTGAAGATAATGTTATGTATGACAATCGTAAGATGCGAAGCATGCATAACTTTGCACTAAACTATTTCGACACTTCAGTCTGGCGAGCAGGTAGACATTACTGGGGAACACCAGCCGAAGACTTCCGTATTTTGTGGTATGGGTATTCACCATTTACAGAAGATCTTCTTCAGCGTAAACTTGCAATTCAAACTCAAATTCCTGAGGCTGATAAGGCAGTTGGTAACGGTGGACAGCACCTGCTAAATAGAGATACAGCGATTGCTCGTTACGAATGGCATCGCCAGTTCGGTATTGATTTGCGTGATCAAATTATAATGCTAGAGAATAGATTATGAAAATTTTACTGTTAGGTGGAAAGGGTTATATCGGTTCTCGATTACACCCATATCTTGTTTGGCGCGACTACGATGTAACTTGCTACGACCTTTGTTGGTTTGGCAATTCAACGATGATGCCATTTGTTCGCAAAGACTTCAATAATCTAAGCATAGAAGAACTAACGAAATATGATGCTGTCATATTGTTAGCAGCACATTCTTCGGTTAAGATGTGCGTCGATGATTACATGTCATCGTTTAACAATAACATCAGAAATTTTGTCAATCTAGTGCATAAAATTGAATTGATACCGAAGCCAATTAAACTAATCTATGCTAGTTCCTCGTCTATCTATGGAAACACTGGCGATCGAATAGCCACCGAGGAACAAAAAGAATTTATTTGCGTAAATAACTATGACCTTACGAAATATGCAATAGATCAATACATGCTTAATAATAATCCGATTGAGCCATGGTATGGGCTTAGATTCGGCACTGTTAATGGATTTTCACGCAATTTCCGCAGTGAACTGATGCTTAATTCTATGTCGATGTCAGCAATAGAGAATGATGTGATACGCATGTCTAACTCACATATTCATCGTGCTATTCTTGGATTATCAGACTTGCTAGAATCAATTGACGCTATTCTACAGAAAGGCAACAGCAAAAATTCTGGCGTCTATAATATCAATTCCTTTAATAGCACTGTATCTAATCTAGCAAAAGAAGTTGCTGCTATAACTGATGTAGAAATAATTGATGAGGGTAAGGTTGGTAATCCTTATGACTTCATGATATCGAATAAAAAATTCAGCGATACCTTTGACTTTAAATTTAAGTCTACCGTGCAGTCGATTGTACAAGAAATCAAAACACAATATGGCAATGTGACATTTACAAACAGAGATAAGAGTGTGCGATATGAGTAATTATGAGATAATCGAAGAGTGTTATGCATGCGGCTCTAGCGCATTACATAAATTTTGTTCTCTGGGTTCTCAGCCTTTGGCTAATAATCTTAAGGATACACCCGAGCAAGATGATGAATTGTATCCACTAGAAGTAAATGTTTGTATGGAATGCTATCACTCTCAGTTGACAGTATCTGTTGATAGAGAAGCGTTGTACAAGCATTATCTTTATGTCAGCGGAACATCGAACACTTTAGTTAAAGAATTTGATCAGGTTGCCTCTCAAATTCATTCAGAAAATCCTGGAGACAATAAACGAATTCTTGATATTGCTTGCAATGATGGCACTTTCTTAAAGTCATTCAGACCATATAAGTGGCAACTGCATGGCATAGACCCAGCTGAAAACATTGTTTCCAAGATTAACGAACCAGACCTAAATCTTACTTGTGATTTTTTTCCATCAGTAAAGGTTAAAGGTGCATATGATGTTATCACTTGCTTTAATGTGGTGGCACATATCCAAAATCCTTTAGCATTCCTAACAGATTGTAAGAGGCTGTTGCAACCAGATGGCACTCTGTACATACAGACCTCACAGAAAAATATGATTGTAAACGGTGAGTTCGATACAATTTATCACGAACACCATTCGTTCTTTACAATCAACTCTATGAATGAATTGTGTAAACGCGCAAGGCTTTCCCTGGTGGATGTTGAATATCGTCCAGTGCACGGAACAAGTTATCTGTTTAAGATTAAGCACAATGCAACGGATAATTCAGAGGAACGAATTAATCAATTATTGCAAGATGAGTCTGCTTTGGTTGACGCAGAAACATATGAAGAATTTAATGATAAAGTGTTGAACAATAAAACTCGATTAACCCAATTAATTGATGAATCATCATTGCCTGTTGTTGGCTATGGAGCAGCCGCAAAGGGTGTGGTGATGAGCAATTATGTTCAACGCAAACTAAAATATATCGTCGACGAAAATCCGATGAAGATCGGTAAGATTATCGGCGGTGTTAATATTCCTATCGTTGCACCAGAAACATTAATCAACGAACCTGGCGATTTAATGATTATTGTTTATGCGTGGAATTTCTTTGATGAGATTCATTCTAAGATCAAAAAACTTAGACCAAATAACAACGATATAATCGTTTCGTCAATGCAATAAATCAAAGGATATGTTATGAAAGCCTGTATCGCATCATATTTTATGCCGAACATTAATCCTAAAACTGTGGAATTACAAAGAGCAGTTGTTAAGAAGTTTAATCCTTTAAACCTTCAGCATATAGCCATTAAGGGAGAAATCCCGCATGGTTTGTTTATGGATTATATTTGGACATTAAATGGTCAATCAGTTTCTACCTTTAAAGATGAAAATGTTTCAAAACAATTAGACTTTGATGTCGTGTTGTTTCTAGACATTGATTGTTTGCCAGTCCACCCAAATGCAATAGAAACATATATTTCGGCGGCATCAAATGGTGCGTTAATTGGTAATGCGCAGCGTTCAGGGCATATTGAAAACAACAATCATTTGTTTGCTGCACCTTCAGCGTTAGCATTAAGCGCAGCAAATTTTGATAAGATGGGTCGACCATCAGCAATGGAAACTAGTCGCGGTGATGTTGCCGAAGAGTATACCTATGCTGCTGAGGCTAATAATATTGCAGTTGACTTTGTCATGCCATTAAGGTATGATAGGAATGTATATCGATATGATTGGGAAACTGACCGTAGACCTTATTGGACTCTAGAAAATGGCAATCCAAACTATGGTCTTGGTACAACATACGGTAAAGAAAACGATCTATTCTGGCATAACTTCCAAATCAGAGTAGAAGGTCAGCAAGAACAATTTTGGAAGAAATGTGAGGAATTATTAAATGGCTAATCGTAGTGACTTTTATAACGCTAAACTTCCACGACAATACAAGAGAATGCTTGCAATGGCTGAAGCATATGGTTGGGTTAAAGACTCACATGAGCGTGGTGATTTTAAACGATCGATGATTGCTGCTCATGCAAACCATGTTGCTTTCAAGATCAAGCGTCAGTCTATGGATAATGCTAACAGCAGTGAAGAATAATGCATTCTTTATCAGAACTCCGTGACTTGCTAGTATCTAAACAGATACAGATACTAGATTATAATGGTTGGCAACTTAGAGTCGGTGATGACACGTGGGTTATGATACACGATGTTCTTTATTTAAATGGTGAAAAACAAAACCATAAGCAAAAAGGTTTATTTGACAAATACAAGAAGGTGAATACAAATGACAATCAAAGCACTCAAGCTCGTAAATGGCGAGGAATTAATTGCGGCAATCGAAGAGGAGAGTGACACTCACATCACTTTCACTGACCCAGTTGCTTGCGTTCTCCAGCGCGGTAAAGATGGTGCCCCAGTTCTTGGCTTTATGCCATGGATGCAAGCAAGCAATCCTCCGTTTACAATCAACAAGAATCATATTCTTGTTATCTCAGAGGTTGCGGATGAAGTGAAAAACGGGTATAATCAAATCTTCGGGGCAGGAATCGTTGTTCCCCCAAGGCAGTTAATTACAGGTTAAAGCGTGTCTAATTTTTATACTAATGTCAGCGTCTCTGGTCGATTTATTCTTCTGAGAGGCGTTGAAAATGATAAGAGGGTCAGACGGAAGGTTGAATTCCGTCCGACCTTTTTTCTTTCCAGTCAAGAGAAGTCTGAGTACAAAACTCTTGATGGTGATTATGTCAAACCAATACAGCCTGGAACAATTCCAGAGTGTCGTGAATTCTTAGAGAGGTACAAGGGTGTCGACAATTTTCCTGTTTTTGGGAATAATCGCTATGAGTATGCTTATATTGCTGATGAGTATCCTGACGATATTCTTTGGGATGTCAGTAAAATACTTATTGCCTATCTTGATATCGAAGTTGGATCCGAGAACGGATTTCCTGAACCAAGAGATGCAAACGAAGCAATCACAGCAATCAGTATCAAAGTCAAAGATAATTATTTTGTGTTTGGTTGTGGCGATTATGTCAAGCATCGTGACGACGTGCACTATGCAAAATGCCGCGATGAGTCAGATCTCATACGACGCTTCCTCGACCTATGGAGCCGATGGCATCCAGATGTAGTCACTGGTTGGAATGTCGAGCAATTCGATATTCCATATCTTGCTAATCGCATCATCAAAGTTCTTGGTGAGGATGAAGCCAAGAAACTCTCGCCGTGGAATCGTATCAGTAAACGCGAAACGACGATGATGAATCGTCCAGTAGAGTTCTATGATATTTCTGGGGTTGCTATTCTAGATTACATTCAACTCTATCGTAAGTTTACTTATTCGCAGCAAGAGTCTTATCGTCTTGATAACATTGCTCATGTTGAATTGGGTGAAAAGAAATTAGATTATTCTGAGTTCGAAACTCTACATCAATTATACAAGCACGACTATCAGAAGTTCATTGAGTATAACATCAAGGACGTCGAACTTGTTGAGAAACTCGAAGACAAGATGAAGTTGATTGAACTTGCGTTGACTCTTGCTTATGATAACAAGGTCAACTACGATGATGTGTTCACACAGGTTCGTATGTGGGACGCGATTATCTACAACTATCTTCTACGAAAGAAAATTGTGATTCCTCAACTTTCTCATAGCACAAAGAGTTCGCAATACGAAGGCGCATATGTAAAAGATCCCATTTGTGGTATGCATGAATGGGTTGCGTCGTTTGACTTGAACAGTCTGTATCCGCACTTGATTATGCAGTATAACATCTCGATGGAAACACTCGTCGAGCCAAAATTATACAATGACAATATGCGTGGGTTTATCAGCAACTGTAATGTCAGCGTTAACTCTTTGCTAAATCAAGAAGTTGATACAAGCATCCTAAAAGATCTTGGTGTTACCGTAACGCCGAATGGTCAGCTGTTCCGTACTCAAGAGCAGGGTGTTCTGCCTGAGATTATGGATAGCATGTACAAAGATCGTACACGCTATAAGAAGTTGGCAATCGAAGCCAAGAAGAAGATCGAAACTGTTCTTGAAGATAAGAATCAAGTGGCTTATCTTGAGAAACAAGTTGCTCGATACAATAACCTGCAGTTGGCAAAGAAGGTTACTCTAAACTCTGCTTACGGTGCACTTGGTAATCAATACTTCCGCTTCTTTGATACTCGTATCGCCGAAGGCATTACAACGGCAGGTCAGTTGTCTATTCGTTGGATTGAAAAGAAGATTAATCAATACATGAATAATCTGCTCAAAACTGATGATGTAGATTATGTCATCGCTTCTGATACTGACTCGATTTATTTGAACATGGGTCCGCTGGTCAAGAAACTTTACCCAGATACTTCTGATACCAAGAAAGTTATTAAGTTTATGGATAAGGTTTGCGATGATAAGATCCAGCCGTTCATTGATGCGTCGTATGAAGAATTGAAAGAATATGTCAATGCGTTTCAACAGCGCATGGAAATGAAGCGTGAGTCATTGGCTGACAAGGCAATCTGGGTCGCTAAGAAAAACTATATTCTCAATGTCTACAATAGCGAAGGTGTGGCGTATGCCAAACCGAAACTCAAGATGATGGGCATCTCAGCGATTCGTTCGTCTACTCCATCTGCTTGTCGTGCAAAGATTAAAGAAGCAATCAATATTGTCATAACACAAACTGAAGATGATTTGCATAAATTTATCGAAAAGTTTCGCAGTGAGTTTAAGAAACTATCTGTTGAAGATATTGCATTCCCAAGATCCGTTAATGGTCTAAAAGAGTATGCTGATGCTGCGCATATCTTCAAGAAAGGAACACCGATCCATGTCAAGGGTGCATTGGTGTACAATCATTTGTTGAGAGAATTGGAACTCACCAAACGATATCAGGAAATCAAGGAAGGCGAAAAGATCAAGTTTGTCTATCTAAAACAACCAAATATTTACAATAACAATACTCTTGCATTCTTGTCTGGTATTCCCAAGCAGTTGGATGCTGAGCAATATATTGATTACGATCTGCAGTTCGAGAAATCATTTCTTGAACCGCTAGATATTATTCTTTCTTCCATTAATTGGAAATCTGAAAAGGTTGAATCGCTAGATTGCTTTTTCGCATAAAATAGTATATAATACATATATCGTTTACAAGGAGACTACACATGAGCCTGTTAGATAAACTCAAGAAAAATTCAACAATTAAAGATACTTCTATCCTTTCTCGTTCAATCTTTTTTGAAGAAAAGGATATGGTGCAGACAAGCATCCCCGCAGTAAATATTGCGCTTTCTGGTTCTCTTGATGGTGGCTTTACTCCTGGTCTCACAATGTGGGCTGGTCCGAGCAAGCACTTCAAGACTGCGTTCAGTTTGATTATGGCGAAAGCCTACCAGGACAAGTACCCTGATGCTATTGTTCTTTTCTACGATTCTGAGTTCGGTACTCCGCAATCATATTTCCAGAACTTCGGTATTGATAAGGAGCGTGTTATCCATACGCCAATCACTGATGTCGAGCAGTTGAAGTTTGACATCATGAATCAGCTGACTAACATTGAGCGTGGCGATCGTGTGATGATTCTAATTGACTCGATTGGTAATCTTGCTTCGAAGAAAGAAGTTGAAGATGCTCTTGAGCAAAAGTCTGTTGGTGACATGACTCGCGCCAAGCAGATTAAGTCTTTGTTCCGTATGGTCACACCGCACCTTACGCTAAAGGATATCCCGATGGTTGTGGTCAATCACACCTATATGGAAATTGGTATGTTCCCGAAGGCAATCGTCGGCGGTGGTACAGGTTCTTATTACTCTGCCGACAATATCTATATCCTAGGTCGTCAGCAGGAAAAGGAAGGCGCTGACCTTGTAGGGTATTCTTATATCATCAATGTAGAAAAGTCTCGTTATGTTCGCGAAAAGGCAAAAATCCCTGTTTCTGTCCGTTTTGATGGTGGTGTTAGCAGGTTTTCTGGGCTCATGGATATGGCACTTGAATCTGGTCATGTCATCAAGCCATCAAATGGTTGGTATGCTCGCGTAAACACCACCACTGGTGAAGTTGAGAATAAGAAGTGGCGATTTGCTGACACGGAATCCTCTGACTTCTGGGACACGATACTTGAAAATGATTCGTTTAAGGATTGGGTACGTGAAAACTATTCCTTTGGTTCTGCTGTGACTGTTGAGGAAGAAGATGTTTGAAGATTTAATTGCGAAATTCCAATTTTGGAAAGCAAGAAAGTTCTTAAAGTTTGGTAGAGACTACGATCTTTTTCTAGATCTTTCAAACAAAGATGCTATTGCTATTAAGATAATCAAGAAATATCCTGGTGTCATATTTGAGATTACTGATATCCATATGTCCAGTGATAATGAAATGTCATACAATATTTCAATTATCTCTAATCCTAATCTTTGTAATGTAGAATCTAATAAGTTTAAGAACTTTACTTCTGCCATACTTCGTAATATAATTACTGATTCGGTAGAACACGCCACAAGGGTAATAGATGAAAACAGAAACACTAATTTTGTCGAATCTGATGCGGAACGAGTCTTTCATGAGGAAGACTCTGCCCTTTCTGAAGAAAGAGTATCTGACAGAAAGCCACGAAAGAAAGGTATTCGAAGAAATAAAAGAGTTCATTCTAAAGTACAACAGTCTGCCTCCGAAAGCAGCGCTGGAGATCAGCCTTAAAGAATCTACGAAACTCACAGAGGGTGAGTTAAATAAGTCACTCGAACTCCTAAAGGAAATCTCGAATGACAAGTCAGAGCAAAAACTCGAGTGGCTTCTTGACACTACAGAAAAGTTCTGCCAAGAAAAAGCGATTTACAATGCCATCATGGATTCCATTCAGATCCTGGATGGCAAAGATCAAGCAAGGGGCAAAGGAAGCATTCCTACTCTTTTGTCTGATGCTCTGGGGGTTAGTTTCGATCCTCACATTGGTCATGATTTTTTGGATAGTTACGCTGATCGCTACGATTTTTATCATCGCGTCGAAAAAAGAATCCCCTTCGATCTTGAATATTTCAACAAAATCACTAAAGGTGGATTACCACAAAAGACCCTTAACATTGCTCTTGCAGGTACTGGTGTCGGCAAGTCTCTGTTTATGTGTCATGTGGCTGCTGGTTGCCTGACGCAGAACTACAATGTTCTATACATTACTCTAGAAATGGCTGAGGAGAAGATTGCTGAAAGAATCGACGCTAATCTCCTCAATGTTTCTCTTGACGATCTCATGAACATGCCGAAAGACATGTATGAGAAGCGAATGGGTAAACTCAGGGGTTCTGTCAAAGGCAAGTTAATTATTAAAGAATATCCAACTGCGTCTGCGAATCCTGCTCACTTCCGCGCATTGATTAACGATCTTGCACTGAAGAAGAACTTCCGCCCAGATATAATCTTCATTGACTACCTAAATATTTGCGCATCGTCTAGAATTAAGGCGGGTGCGAATGTAAACAGTTATACTTACATCAAGGCTATCGCCGAAGAACTGCGCGGTCTTGCGGTGGAGAATAATGTCCCGATTGTTTCTGCAACTCAAACAACTCGTTCAGGGTTCAGTAACTCGGATCCTGGACTCGAAGATACTTCTGAATCGTTCGGTCTACCTGCGACTGCTGACTTTATGTTTGCTCTTGTTAGCACTGAAGAGTTGCAGCAACTTAATCAGTTACTCGTCAAGCAACTTAAAAATCGTTATAACGATCCCAACCTCCATAAACGATTTACGATTGGAGTTGACAGAGCCAAGATGAAGTTGTACGATCTTGAACAGAAAGCCCAAGATTCAGTGATGCAGGAAAACAACTCAAAGCCAGCCTTTGATCGTGGTCGAAGCACAGATAAGTTTAAGAATCTAAAAGTATGAGAATTATGAAGGATGTGCATAAACGCCAAAAGCAGATTGCTGACTTAATTGATAATTGGGTTGGCGAAAAAAGAATTGCACCTCTGATTCGTAAACTCAACAAACTTTTTGAGAAGGATAAAGTTGTATTTGCTTCCAGTCGATACGATGAAAAGTATTATGCAGATTATCCAATACTTGTTTCTGGTTTATACCAGTCTCGTTTTATGGGTATCCCCGACTGCATTTACATCTATCTTAGCCTTCCATCTGATAAACTGTCAGTGACCATGACACCAAAGGGTGCTAAAAATTTGTCAGTCAATGTCACCAAAGTGCTTTTTCATGAGCTGCGTCATCGACAGCAAAACATCAAGAGAAAGTATAAAATTACACCTGCACCATATAAAGTAGAAGATGTAGAACGCGATTATCAGATGATGTATCTGGGTTCGACTGATGAAATAGATGCTTATGCATTCGAAACAAAGTTCGATAATGTTGCGCTAAATAAATTACGAAAAGCGCATACGATTGGCTGGAGAAATTCTGAAGCCATCTTTATGTATCGCAAAAACTTTCGGGATCAAGATCCTAAAGTTTGGAAAAAGTTTTTAAAGAAGGTTTATAAAAATGGCAGATAAAACGGCACTCCAAGAAGCAGCCCAAGCGTTATTCTGTGCATTAGCAGATTATTTGGGACATAGAGAATCAACAAAAGTTTTTGATAAAAAAGTTTATAAGACTTATGAAGATTTCACTGCCAAATATAATCCTCCTGGACAAAAAAATATAACGCAAGTTATAAAAGAAGCATATAAAACTAATGTGAATACGCCTGGAGTTTCTTTAGCAGACATTGAAAAGTTTTTAATTTCTGATAAAACTTGGTTTCATTCCTCTATGCATATTGCAAAACAGGTTTTAGTAGAAGTTGGTAATATCAATCAAAAATTCAATAGAATTAAAAATGTCAACTGGAGTAATATCATTTATGTTCGTGGTGATGATGAAGTTATGGGTAATATCCAAACTCTATTTTCACGAGCAAATAAAATCTTAAAAGAAGTCGAAGGTCCATCAAAAGCATTTGGTAATATTAATAAGTGGAGTCCAGCAGATATTTACTTTGCAACCCCAGTAGCAAAAAAAAAGTTGGCTGTGGCAGTTTCAAAACAGCCAAAAATAACATTTGAAGAACTTAATGGAATGATCTCAGGTATGATTGATTCTGCAGATCTTCTTCCACTTTCTTTAAAGAAGCAAACAGGAGAGGTTGAAGTTGTTAAAGTTAACTTTGAGGGTGGTGGTGAACTGCCATATATATTTGCAGGCATTGGTGGTAAAGCAGAAGATGCAAGATCATTAGTTGTGGAGATAAGTAAGACCGATAAATCCACAGATATTGTGATTCGTCATGATGCTGCGACAGGCACATTTTCTGGTGGAACATATAAAATGGAAATACGGTCAAAGGGTGGGGCGCGAGGTGGTTCACTCTCAGGAAATAAAATAATTGACGTGGCAAAATCAGTTGATTCTCAATTTGGTAATAAATTAGAATTATCTATGCAAACAGCTAAACGAGGTTTTGCAGAAGAAGCAACAAAAAAATTAAAAGATCTTAAGAAAGAACCAAAAGATTCTCCAGAAGGTATTCGATACAGAGAAATTAGAAATGATTTGAGTAAAAAGTATTTTACTGATTCTGGACCAAATAAAGAGATAAAAGATTATCTTGTGAGTAATGCGCGCAGTGGAAAATCAACTAAATTAATAAAATCATTTATAGTTGCTGCAGCATCTGGAAGTGATTACTCAGCGAAATATGTTATTGCAAAATAATTGAGGTTTTATGACTACATTTGTGACTGGTGGATTGGGGTTTATTGGTTCTAATTTTGTAATCTCCCACCTTAAAAAATATCCTTCGGATGAGATTGTCGTCCTCGACAATTACTCTTATTCTGCAAACAGCAGTAATCTAGATAAATTTTATGATGACTGGCGATTGCAAGTCAAGAGAGTTGACATTCGCAATCTTCAATTTTTGGAGCACATGTATTCCAGCTATGAACCAGATATTATTTTCCATTTTGCGGCTGAGTCTCATGTTGATAATTCTATCCGTGGTGACGATGACTTTCTTAGCACCAATATTAACGGCACCCATAACATTCTAAAGTGCATCAAGAAATATGGCGGCAAGTTAGTCCATGTTTCTACTGATGAAGTTTATGGAAGTCTTGGTCCAGATGATCCTTCGTTCAGCGAAACAACGCCATACGACCCACGCAACCCATACTCTGCAACTAAAGCAGCCAGCGACCACCTAGTTCGCTCGTATGTAAACACGCATAACCTAGAAGCAGTTGTAACTAACTGTTCGAATAACTATGGTCCTCGTCAGCACAAAGAAAAGTTTATTCCAACAATCATTCAACATATCAAAAACAACACACCTATTCCTGTTTACGGTAATGGTTCTAATATTCGTGACTGGTTATTTGTTGAAGACCATTGCGATGCACTTTTAACTATTGGCGAAAACTTTAAGCGTGGTGAACGGTACAACATTGGTGGTGGATTTGAGTGTGACAATCTAAGCATGGTATCTATGATTTTGGATATCATGGGCAAGCCACCAGAAACACATAAAAACTGGATTAATTTTGTGGATGATCGAAAGGGTCATGATTTGCGTTATTCGATGGATTCAAGTAAACTTAAAAATGAACTTGGATGGGAAGCAAAAACAAATATATTTGATGGTTTGAGAAAAACTGTGGAGTGGTATCTATGAGAAAGGGTATAATTTTATCAGGTGGAATGGGCACTCGTTTGTACCCATGCACCGAAGTGACTTCGAAACAATTACTGCCAGTTTATGATAAACCGCTGGTGTATTATCCGCTATCGACATTGATGATGGCTGGTATTCGCGATATCATGATTGTCAATTCACCAAACGACGCAGAAGCATTCAAGCGACTCTGTGGTGATGGATCTCAATGGGGCATCAATATCTCATACTCAATCCAGCCAGAGCCAAAGGGTATTGCTGAGTGTTTCCGTATCTGCGAAGAATGGATCGGAAAGGATGATGTTGCGCTTATTCTTGGCGATAACATTTTCTATGGAAATGATTTGATTAATCGTTTCGCTCATGCTAACTGGAACAGAACAGGATGTACTCTATTTGCATATCATGTCAGTGACCCTGAGCGATTCGGCGTTGTTGAGTTTAACGATAACAATGATCCCATTGATGTTCACGAAAAGCCAGCCAACCCACCTAGCAATTATGCAGTAACAGGTTTATACTTTTATGATAATAAAGTGGTAGACTATGCTTGGCAGATTACACCGTCGCATCGCGGTGAACTGGAAATTACTGACATCAATAAATTGTACATGAAGAATCATGATTGTAAAGTTGAGTTTTTGAATCGTGGTGTTGCATGGATTGATACTGGGACATTCGAGTCTTTGTCAGAGGCATCTGTTTTTGTTGGATCAGTACAAAAAAGAACTGGAACGATGATTGCATGCCCCGAAGAGATTGCTTACAAGCATGCATGGATTACGCAGAAACAAGTTGAAGAACAGGCTAATAAGTATGCCAAGTCGGATTATGGTAAGTATTTGTACAAAATTATTCACACGAGGATTTAATTATGCATTTTCTAGTAGTTGGTCGAGGATGGACGGGTAAAAAGGTATTCAAGGAATTGCTTCAGCGTGGGCATGTGGTAACATTTTGCTCCCATGAAGATGCAATCGATACTATAGAAAGAACCACATTTGATTGGGTTGTAAACTGTGCTGGTAAAACGGGAACCCCAAATGTTGATGCCTGTGAGTTGGACAAGCAGGGTACTATTGACGCCAATGCAATTTTCCCAGCATTATTGGCTAATGCATGTGGATGGAGAACTCGTTTGGCGCATTTCTCCAGCGGGTGTATCTACATGGGTGATATTGATGATGTGGACGCTCCACCAAACTATTTTGGTAGCATCTATTCAGTATCCAAGGGTGTTTCAGATGTCTATCTTGGCGATAAAGCGCAGGTTTATCGTATTCGTATGCCATTTACTGGTGTCAACGAGTCTAAAAATTATCTTACAAAGGTCTATAACTACGCCAAACACGGTAAGTTAATTGATGCTGGCGAAAACTCATTAACAGATCTTGATGAGGCTGTAAGCGTCGCCTGTAATCTTATGGAAGAACACGAGCCTAATGGGTACTATAACCTGGTAAATAAGGGTTCTGTAAACATGCATGAACTTGCGGATCTTATGAAGATTGACCCGCAATGGTACACTCCAGAAGAATTTAAGGCAGCAACAGCAGCTGGGCGGTCAACCTGCACCATTCCTGCTTATGAGGGTATGTCGGATATTCGAGATGCACTCAAGAACGCTATTGCAAGTATGAAACTCTAAATATACTAAATAAAAGGTAATCCCACAGTGTGGAGAGAGTATGTTACAGTTCTCTGCCTTTTTAACAGAGGCGTCTAAAGCCGTAGGAATCCAGCATCTAGAGCATCCCTCTGATCGCACATTTGACGGTTCAAAACCAGCATCTCAAGCACTCACTGCTCTCCGAGGCGTTGCTCTCGGAAGGACTCCAATTACACGCAAAATCGATGACAAAATGTCATTCCAGATCGTCCGCGAAAAAGACGGTCGCGTTGGCGTAAAATACAAGGGTCCAGGCGCCAAGTATAACTACACTGCATCCGACGTCGACACTCAGCATGGCAAAAAACCATACCTTGCTGAGCCGCTTAAAGCCATTCTAGCACACGGCTACAAGGTTCTTCCTAAAAGAGCTGGCGAGTGGCAAGGTGGATTTATGTCCACTCCAGAAACTCGTGAAGAAACCGATGGTAAGATCTCACACACTCCAAACACTATTAAGTATGCCGTCGATAAAAATTCTCCAGAAGGTAAAAAACTAGCCAAGTCTAAACTCAGCATCACAGTCCACACTGAGTTAAAAGGTAGAAACAAAAAGGCAACACCTATCACGGATCAGTCGGAGTTTGGAGAACATCCAGATGTTCATCTAGTTAAACATGCTATCGGTAAAGAAGAACAAAGGTTAAGCCCAAAAGATCGTAAAGCCGTTGTGGAAAGATTAGCGGCTGCTCAAAAACTGATGAAAGGTCATTCCTATGAGCATCTTGCTGGTCACGAAGCAACACTCAGAACCTATGTAAACTCAACAGTCGACTCTGGCGAAAAGCCAACTGTTCAGGGATACACTCGCCATCTTACAAACAGATGGGCAAAAGAAATCGACAAAGTTAAAACTGAGAAAGCCAAGAACGCTAAAGCCGCTGCTCGTGACTCTGCACTGGAGCATGTAAAGAACAATTCTGCTGCGTTTAAAACTACATTCGATATTCATCATAACACGCAAAAAGCAACTAATCTGCTTGCTCGCGGTTTAAATAAAACTGCAAGTGGCGAATATTCGCATTCTATTAGCGGTAAAGAATCTGGACCAGAAGGTTACTTTGCGAAAGGATTAAAAGTTGTAGATCGTGAGGAGTTTAGTAAACTTAACAGAGCAAGATCTGCAGTGCTACGAGGACAAAAGAGTATCATATGAGTAAAGCAACATTTACTTTTGGCAGATTTAACCCACCAACCGAAGCAGGTCATGGTAAACTTGTATCTGCTGTTCAATCACATGCTGAGGAAAGTGGTGGCAAGCATTACATTTTCCCATCGCACACACAAGATTCTAGAAAAAATCCATTGTCACACGGCGAAAAGGCAGGCGCGTTAAGAAATTTATTCCCGAATGCCAATGTTGTATCTAATAGCAAAGTTAAAACTGCAATTGATGCAATGAAGCATCTAGAATCTAAAGGTCACACGCATGTAACAATGGTTGTGGGTTCTGATCGAGTAAAAGAGTTCCACACTTTACTCAATAAATATAGAAAGAAAGAATTTCCAGGAATTAAAAAAGTCGAAGTTAAGTCTGCTGGTCAACGAGATCCAGACGCAGAGGGTGCAGAAGGTATGTCTGCTTCTAAACTTCGTGGTTTAGTTAAGGCAGGTAAACGCGACGAGTTTGTTAGCCATTACAGTAACAAAGAACTCGGTGCATCAATACATGATAAGGTAAAAAAAGCAATGAGCGAAGAAACAAATTCACCAATCGGCATTTTCCTACTTGGCGGTCCAGGTAGCGGAAAGGACTATGTCCTGAAGAATATCTTTTCTCGATTTGATCTTGTTGAGGTTCAACTAGACCAAGTGCTTTCGGGTAAAGCCTCTGAACTATTGGAATCAAATGCAAACATTGTCGTCAATGGTGCTGCTGACGCGGATAAGATTGAACTCGTTAAGACTATGCTCGAAGGCTATGAGTTTGATACTGTATATGTTTCTGTAACTAACAAAGTTTCTCGCGCTCGTAATGATGAACGAGCAGATCCACTACCAGAAAACAAGCGTTTAGAAAAGTGGTATCGTTCTGAAAAACTATCAGAAGAACTAGATTGCTTCGTGTTTAATAATTCAATTAATCTAAACGAATCTAGTCAAATGGAACAGATTATGTTCGCAAGCCAGATCGAAAAACTACTGGAGCGTCTAGTAGAAAGAGGGCTGGCATTATCTGAAAAAAAGTTGCCATCAGTTGCAAAAGATAAAGCGTCTGGATTGCCAAAGAAGTATGTTGCTGGATTGAGTGCATCAACGGCGAAGGCTAGAGCATCACATTGGAGAGAAAAGGCAAAACTTTCTGACAGCGATCCTCGTGCATACGAACCAGCTCCTGGCGATGCAACTGCCAAAACAAAGCCAAGCAAGTATACACTAAAAGTCCGTAAGATGATGGACGAAGCCAATGAGAAAAAGATTCGTCGCATAGCTCGCAGTGGAAACATCACTGCTGTTATGAACAAGAGAAAAGAAACGGGTCGTGTTTCTGAGGAAACAGTCGACGAAGGTGCGGCAGATAAGTCTTTATCAGCAAAAGCAGCCAAGTCAGGAATCTCAGTTTCTACTTTAAGAAAGGTGTATCGTCGTGGCGTTGCTGCTTGGAACTCTGGTCACCGCCCAGGAACCACGCCATCACAGTGGGGTCATGCTCGCGTGAACTCATATATCTCTAAAGGTAAAGGCACTTATCATGGTGCTGATAAAGATCTAAGAGAAGATATTGATCAGATGTTTGAACAAGAGATGGATTGCTGTCCAGAAAACTACGAAGAAGCCGTAGATCTAACACCAACATTGGCAAAATCATCCAAAAAGAAAAAGTCGCAAACAGTTCCACCTAATGCAAGAGATGCTGCTTTGGATGGTCTACCAGTCGTTACGAGCGGTTCGTATGTGCGCGAAGATATTACTTTGGAAGAAGCTGTCCAATACCATCTAGAAAATAAAATCTCGTTTACTGAAAATGCTTTCCGTCCAGGGTCAGAGATGTTTTTTGAAATGATCTCTGAAGCCAGACGCCTTTATTCTGAAGGCAATTATGCTCCAAAAGACGAGTGGGAAAGGGATATGCTTAATTCAAACATTGGCGAAATTGCCGAGTTTGAAGGGCAACAAGTTGTCCTAGATTATCCAGTAGAAGAAGGTTTAGAAGAAGCCTGTTGGTCTGGGTATACACAAAAAGGATTAAAGAAGAAGGGCAACCGAATGGTTCCCAACTGCGTTCCTGTAAATGAAGAAGATAAAACTGATGGCAAGGGCATTGGTAAGCCATGGCGCGAAGGTGGCGGTGGTGCGGTTTATGTTCGCACTGGTGATGGTGGCGTCAAGAAAGTCCGCTTCAGTCAGTCTGGAATGGCAAAGAAGTTCAATGATCCAGGAGCAACAAAGTCATTCGTTGCTCGCCATCGTTGCTTAACCAATAAGGATAAGACCAGCGCGTCTTATTGGGCATGTCGTTATCCAAGATTCTTTAGCAATTCAGGCAAGATATGGTGGTAAAGCCATATATTGACGAACAACTAAATAAATCGAGTTTTGTGCGTACATTCAAACACGATGTTTTAACAGAAGAATTGGTCTGGCATCGTGACGAAAAGGGTAGATATATTGAGGTTATAGAAGGTTCTGGTTGGGAAGTTCAATTAGAAAATAAACTTCCAATACCATTAATTAAAGGCGATAAGTTTTTTATTCCCGCAAAAACTTTTCATAGAATAAAACGTGGGACAAATGATCTTACAGTAAAGATCGAGGAATCATAAATGGCAGACGTAAAAGTTCCAGCATTATTGCATAAGATGTCAAAGGCTGCTCAAAAGGCATGGTATAAAAAGAATAACATGACGATGCCTTCAGAAGTCGAAGGCGGTAGATCTGCAGCTGCTGCGAAACGAGTTGTCGCTCCTGCACCTAGAAAGCAGATGACAGCTGCGCCACAATCTATTCGTGCAATGAATGCTGCGCGCCAAAAAGCGTACTACGAAAAAGGTGGTCGCCAACCAATTGGCGCTGGTGGATCTGGTGGCAGCAGTTCAATGGCTGGTGTCGGTCAAAGCAGCGCAAAGGAAATCATCAAGGGCATCAAAGCAGGATATAATCCAAAGGTTGCTCTAGTTCGTTACACTAACGAAGAAGCCGAGCAAATCGACGAAGTCACCAAGAAAGAAGCTGAAGCAGCTCTTGGTGGTCCAGTAAAAACAAAGCCAAAGATGCCAGCAGGAAAGCAACCAGAAGGGTATCGCTATGTTCGCGCTCTTGCTCGCAGGGCAATGAAGGCAGGATTGAAGAAAGAAGAAGTCGAGCAGATGGATGAAGCTCGTAGGTATAAAATTGAACCTAAAGAATCTCCTGTATTCAAAAATTCAGAAGCAAACCCAAAGATGCGACACTTTAGTATCTCTGTTAAGAATAAAGAAGTTGGCTGGCTAGAACATGACAAGGAAGACGACACAGTCCGTGGTAGTTTGCATGGCAAGCCTGTCAACATAAGCAGACATAAAGGGGATACTGTTGCCGACAAATTCAAATCATATATCAATAGAATGAAAGAAGAAGTCGAGCAAGGCAGAGGCAGATTAATGAACTCGCATGTTGCCTATCTAAGACCAAAAAAAAGTGCTCCATCGGATGTAAAAGATCACTTTGAAGTTCCAGTTAACTCAGATAGCAAAAAAGGTGCTCACGGCAAGTTTGCCAAAATATTTGGTAGCAGCATGGCCAAACACTATGAAGTTGTTCATGTAAAGCCATTTGTAAAACCAACAGTTGCAGAAGAAGTCGAGCAAATTGATGAAATTGATTACAAAAAGTATCTCAAAGTGAGTAGAGAAAAAAGACCACTTACGATGAAATCCGTCGATTCTGCTCTAGCTGCGGACAAAGCTGGTGACCCAAATCCACTTAGAAAACTTCAAAACACTAA